GGGCAGTTTTGGACCTAGGGAAGATTATCTCCCTAGACCTCGTTTATAACCTTTGAGAGAAGAGCACATGACTAGACCAAAGAAGCGTCACAGTTCCGACTGGATCGACCGTTTATCACGGTTAACTCAGCTAGTTCTGTATGCGTTATATTGGTCTATTATCGTGGGCTCGATGTTACTAGCTGGCGCGATAGCACGGGACGACCCTTATAAGGGGCCAACCCGCCTGCCTCACGTCGTGCGAATAACGTCTCTCTCTATGGAAATAAACGGCTCAAGCTTAACGTTTGAGCGAGTCTGATCCTATGGCACTCATAAAGAGCTACCCGGTGGATCTACCGCTTGATGCTAAGAAAATTAAGGCCCAAATCTTGAGCACGGCTAATCTGTGGCTAAAGCTGGGGTGGAATGACGGCGAGTATTTTCGCTTTTCCCTATGGCGTAAGAACGGTACAAGAGCATGGGTCTCTGAGTTATATCCCTTACGGGATCTCCCAGAGGAATTCCGTGTTCCCATCCCGTCTCTACGCCCGGGGTATCGCGTGATGCTCGAATGGACATTCTACCAGCCTCGGCGTGACACAGTTTATCATTACCCTGTCAAGCGTTATCCTTTCAGCCAGACAGAGCGAAAAGCTCTACCTGGTAGAAAAGCGCAACCTTTGGTTATTTTCAAAGGGCAAGGTGATGACTTACGACGGGCGCGTAGTTATGCGCGCTCGCGAGCGACAGGTCCCCAAAGGGGCCGTCCACCTAGGGAATGGCATCCGCAGAAACAAAGGGGTGCAAGCGTTACTAATTTTGCTACGGGTCACGATATAGGTTATGAACGGGATAGTCTGTCTTACGACAGAACAGTCCAATACATGACTTATCAGCGAACCCAGAGCGGAACCGTAACGCCTAACTACGCCTCTGCGAAGAAAGCAGGTGCCCTTCCTATAAACGATTACAGCATGACGTTGACCAATATAAAGGATGGAGGACGTATCGAGCAAACGTGGTTTACCACGAACCCGAACGAATACTCCGTCCAGTATGGGCCATACAGTGCTGCACTCGGTGGTGACTATGGTGTTTTGGACCTTTCTGCTGCGGCAAATACCACAGTAGATAGTAAAGCCATAAGAAAACTCATTGAGAAGGCCGGCCAAGACGTTAATAACGTCGGGGAAGACCTGTTTCAATGGGGCCAGACTGTCAGTATGATCTCAGATGCTACGAGACGTATTGCCAGCGCGGCTCGCAACTCCAGAAGAGGAAACTTTTCTGGTGCGGCGAAAGACTTATGGCGATCCGGTCCTCCGAAGTATAAACCTGGGCATGAGCCTAAGGCCGGTAGAAGCACAGCTGATAATTGGCTGGCGTTTCAATACGGCTGGAAGCCTTTGCTTAAGGATATACAAGGAGTAATGGAGTCTTACGCCAACTTTAAGAAGGCTGATAAGACTATCCAAACCATCCGCTCGTCTGCAACCATGGAACTGTCGACAAGTGACGACTTGATTATGAATACTGCAGGTTCACCTCATATTGGAAAAACTTTTAAGTTAATCCAATGGAATACGAGGTATGGCCTGCGATTCAAAGTTGATAATCACTTGAACGCGTTCTATAAGCAGCTCGGTTTCACAAATCCACTCAGCCTCGAGTGGGAATTACTACCGTACTCATTCGTTATCGATTGGTTTCTCCCCATTGGTCCTTGGTTAGAATCAATGACCGCTTGGAAGGGTTTAACCTTCATAAGTGGGTGGAGATCAAAAGTGACGCGAGTTAGTACTTACAACAGTGTGTCTTACGACGGACCTAAGTTTCCTTTCTTCGGTGCCGCTGATTCGACCCAGTGTAATATGCACGGAAAGATTTTTGCTGAACGGATTACTTATACTCGTACGAAGCTTGCGAGCTTCCCGAGTATTCAGTTTCCGGAATTCAAGAATCCTTTTAGTGCGACACATGGGCTGAATGCTTTGGCGTTGGTGCGAGGTGCTTTCCGAAAGTAAGAGAGGCCACATCTGTTCAATGTTCTATAAGGAGCAAGTTAATGCCCGCCATAGGCAGCATTAAAACAGCGTCGTTGCTAGGTACTACTGTTCGTACGAGCAGTGCTACTGTAAGTTACGACAAAACGTTCGACCCCGCCGGTATTGATACCAAAGGTGTCGCGCGATGGGAAGACCGTAGCGGCGGAATCGCCGTGGGTTTTCCTGCGTTAACGATGTCACTGCGTAGGCCTACTACAGGCTCACGTATGTACAAAGTTACCGCTAAGTTGAGCCTCCCGACTCTGGAAGTGCCGGCGCCGACGACGGTTACGGGTATACAACCCCAACCGCAGAAAGCGTACGACTGTTCAGTTGTCATGGAGTTTATGTTGCCTGAGCGTTCTACTCTGGCTGAGCGGACTGCATTGCTCAATCATTGTCATTCGCTCTTCGCAGCAACCATCAACGCTAGCGATGATAGCCCGACAGATTCATCGGGTTCTCCGTTGCTAGCGGGGGTGATGAACTTCGATCCGGTATACTAGAAATAGTATATCTCGGGGGGTGAAACCCCCGACGAAGCCCATCTAAACTCTAGGAGGTTATACCATGTCTTCTAAGAAGTATGGTTCTCAGTTCCTTAAAGGACTGATCAACTATCGCGTTTCGTCAGCGGAATCATCCGTGGCGATTGAGAAGTACTTGATGTCCTTGGATCATCCTCGAGCTCTCACCGTGTGGCTGCTGTTCTGCAATAATGAACATCAGCAACTGGTTGATCTTGAGTTTGACCCTTTGCACTATAATGATATACGGTGCATAAGGAGCGCTTACTCTGCGACTAAGCTCTTGTCTAAGTTCAAGGCTTTAAACCTGAACTATGACTTGGACGAAGTTGCTTTAAAGAAGTTTGAAGAATTCGAACTTCTGTGTAAGCAGACAAATTCTCGCTTCCGTAACTTGTCACTGGATCCCCTTTATAAGGGTCCAGTCGTGTGGCTGCACAATGCAGTCATCCGTAAAATCGACACGATACTAGGCGATTATGAGTCATCGGAGTTCTTCTCTTTGCCTGACTGGGGTCCTGGTGCTTCTACTCTTATAAAGCGTAGAGATGCTAGTGCAGCAGTTAAATTCCAGAAAGAAACTGGAATAACGCGTGACCTTTACTCCTTGGTACCAACTGAGCTCATGGAGAAGATGTATCCTCTGTGGACGCAGCACTTGAAAGAACAGGGTGAATACCCTCACTTCCAAGTAGGTAACAAGGTTATTACTGTCCCTAAGGATGCTAAGACCAATCGAGTTATTGCTGTTGAACCCGGAATCAATTTATGGTTCCAAAAGGCTCTCGGTGATATGATTGGTACTAGACTCCGAAGGGTGGGAATCGACTTACGCTACCAGAGTAGAAATCAGGCTTTGGCTAAGATCTGTTCAAAAGACGGATCTTTGGCCACTGTCGATCTAAGCTCTGCGAGTGATTCAATAAGCCGTTCTGTGGTGGAAGCTCTTTTGCCTCCATCATGGTTCAGCCTACTTGATTCTAGTCGGTCTCACTACGGTGCGCTAAAAGATCGGACTGTCTTGTGGGAGAAGTTCTCCAGTATGGGGAACGGATTCACATTTCAGCTCGAATCCCTTATATTCTATGCGATTGCAAAATCTTGCACAGAGTACATAGGCTCTGACCTTTCGGTTAGTGCTTATGGGGATGATGTCATACTTCCGACATCAGCTTTTGGCATGTTCTCTGAGATGATGGCTTTCTATGGCTTTCGTGTAAATATGAAAAAGAGTCACTTTAGTGGTCTCTTTCGCGAAAGTTGCGGTGCTCATTACTTCTCAGGAATCGACGTTAAGCCGGTGTATCTTAAAGATACACTTACCTCAATCCAATCGGTTTACCGATTCGCGAATGCGGTACGTAGGATGGCTCGCCGCTGGTGCTCTTACGGCTGTGATTCATCTTTACGTCCTGTATTCGACCACCTTGTTGCGAAGGTTCCTAAAGCTTTTAGGTTTAGGTTACCCGAGTCGCTTGGTGATGGTGGCTTCATCTCTAACTTGGATGAATGCACACCTGTGCGCGCAAGAGACGACCGTCGTTCCCGATTTATTGGTTGGGAAGGTTGGATCGTATATCACGTGCAGGAGATAGCGAAAAGCTATCAAGAGGACAGAATAGGCTATGAACTAGCCGAACTCTGGCGCTTGTCGAAACGCGGAGAGGGATCAATCCCTTTCCGGGAACGCCGTTCTACACTGCAAGCGGTCGGGGACCTGACGGCTTTGGACTTTGAGGGATTAGGACGTAACTCCGTCCCCCTTCATCGTGTCAAGACCAAGGTAACCGAGAGTGTAGTTAGTCAGTGGGGTGATTTAGGTCCATGGTTGTAGCTTCAGCATCTCTTCCAAGAGTGCTGGGTTGCTGCCATGGCAAGCCTAAGTGACCTAAAGGTCCCTCTACCTTGATTATTAAGGTAGAGTTTTCGGTAGCCTATTTTCAACTACCGTGGAGAGGATAATAACCCCTCACCAAGTGTGGAGAAGCGCACTGC